CTCACGGGCGAGCTCACGAGCCACAGCTTGCTGGTCTTGGGGAAGGTGCGCAGCCGCACGTCGAGAAGCGCCTCAGGGTCGCCCCCGCGGTCGCCGGCGAAGGCGGGCCAGTCGTCCACCTCGTCGCCGATGGCGTAGCGGTAGGGGAAGCTCTTGAGCTTCGAGGCGCTCGTCGCCCAGGCGCCGCGCACGAGCATGCCGTTCTTGAGGCGCAGCACGTGGCTCGTCTCGTCGGATTTCTGCGAGCTCAAGAGCCCCTTCAGGTCGCGCGTCTCGCGCACGATGGGCTGCAGGTAGTCTTTCATCATCTTCTTGGCGCCGTCTTCGTCGGAGAGCACGAGCACGGCCGGCGCCGGCGAGCGGTCCATGGCGTAGAGCAGCGGCAGGTAGCTCCCCAGCGTCTTTCCGGTTTGCGGCGCCGCGCACAGCACGCCCCGACGCACATGCAGGAGCGCCCAGCTGTCCACCGGGTCGCGCAGGTAGGGGGTGCGGCTCATCCGGAACGGCCCGTCGCGGCTCGTCACCGTGCTCGGCAGCCGCACATGCCGCTCCGCCCACTCCGACACGCTCAGCCGGGGCCGCTTGCGAAATACCCGGCGCACCGCCGCCGGGAAGGCGAAGGAAACGGCCGGCACCTACCGGGCTTTCACCGGCAACGGGTCAAACCGCCCGATGCCCACGCCCTCGACGCCCACGAGTACCACGGGCTGCCCCGCGGCGGCCTGCGCCGGCCGCACAAACGGGAGGTCGCGTACGCACAGCCAGACGAGCGCGGCGGCGATGACGGTGAGCACGGCCCGGGTGTAGCGGTCGGGTTGCATGGGTTTTCCTCCTTTGTTGGGGTGGTATTTAGCTACCGGAGTTAGACGGAGCGCTGTCTAATCAACCGTTCGCTGTCAAACTTCATATCGCTTCAGGATTGCCCCGCTGCTCTTCTGCCCCTTCCAGTGAGGCGGGCACCAAAAGCGGCCGGACAACTTCCCGAACGCGGGACGGTCTTCCGTGAAGGTCATAAAATGCCCCCTGCATGTGTGGAGTCTTGGAGAAGCATGGGCGCCAAATCCCTGCTCTGTTTTCGGCGGAGGAGGCAATTCCAGGGTCAGCACCCGGTATTCCACAAGGGGGTTCTTCCCCTTCTTCTCCCGGGCCTTTTGAAGATCCCGAGGCGGGCTGACTGTTTCCACTTTGGCCGCCTTCGAGTTCAGCAAGCCGCAGAGCGTCTCAACGGCTCGCGCCTGGTTGATGACGGTCGCTTCGAAACACGAAGCCTCGGAGCACAGCGCGTGCTCTGGCAGCGCCTCGCCTGTCGTCTCGTCAACCGCCGTGCAATATGGAATCCCTCCGTGGGCAGTCACTACGGGCAGAACCCTTCTTCCCTGCTCCTTACAGTTCAGGGTGTGCCCGTTCTCGTATCCCATCACCAGCCAGCATGGCGCTCCGTTGATGATCTCTCGATGCACCAGGATTCCGAACCTTCCAGGAAACGCCACAAACATTGGGTCATAGGGCAGTGGCGGAAGAATCAATTCGTCCCGGGGCAGCCGGAACGAAGAGCAGAAGACGTCTTCGCGCTGCCTCATCAGGAAGACCTGTGCATCCAACAAAATGGCAGGCCCAATCGCGTCTGCGTAGTGGTCCGACGCCAAGATTTCATCGAAGTACATGCAGCCTCCAAATCAGCGAACAAGAGCATGGTTCGGACGCTCCGCGCCGCACATGCTTCGCGTTCGGCGTCAAAGAATCGCGTCTTTCAGCCCCTGCAAACAGGTGTCACATAGAGCGTCAATGTAGCTGCACCCGAGTGCCTGCCTTATGGCTGCCTCGGTTTTTCCTGCCCGACTGCGCAGGCGGTCCATTTCGCACTTCGCGCAGATCGGGCCGCGAAAGCATCGTTGGTGCTTCTCACAGTAGCGCCATCCCTTGTTGCCGTATTTGCGGCCATCGGAAGACACCGAACCAGAGTTTGCAGGCGGATTGTTCACTCGCTTCGCTCCTTCACAACCGCTGAAACTTCGCGTTCGCCGATCAAATATCATCCGGATGATGGTCCGCCTTGTGGCGCTCCATGCACTCATCGCACAGGGCCGCGTCGCAGTAGTCGCAGTAATCCTCAGAGTCCTTGCCGCAGCCGCAATCGCAGGGGATCGGAGGTAGGCCGATCGTCCGGCGCCTGGATCGGACAGCGCGGATGTACCGATCCATGCACGGCGAACCCTCGGTTTTCCTCACTCCTCCTCCCCCACGTCCACCGTCCACTCCCGCTCTACCGCAAACTGCGCCAGAAAGTCTTCGGTGCTCTCCAACAGGTAGGCCAACAGCTCGGGCTGGCGCTCCGGGTCGCCATTGGCCACTTCGAGCACCACGTCGACCGCTTCGTGGGCCCAGCTTTCGAAGCTCGATTTCAAGAGCTGCGCCGCCGCCGCCCACTCGGTTTCTACCCGCTCGCGCTCCAGGAGCTCGCCCATGAGCTGGCGCAGGCGGACCTCTTTGGTCGTGGCCTCCGCCTCGGAAATTCTCGTTTCGGCATCGCTCTTGCGCACCGCCTGCAGCCGAAACCGCCGGTCCTCGGCCTCTCCCTCTTTGGGCTTCAGGTGCCGGGTGAAGGCGTCGAGCGCCTTGCGGGTGAAGACGAGCTGCCCCTTCTCCCTCTGAGCCCCGATCTTGCCCCCCTTGACGGCGCGCGAGAGGGTGGAGGGGTGGCAGTCGAAACCGAGCGAAGCCAGATGAACGCAGGCCTCGGGCAGCCCGTGCACGAGCTCCGGGTCTGTGGGCTCGTCGCTACGGGGCGCCGGCAGTTCAGCCCTCATCCCTCTTCCCCCGGCTCCCGTTCCCGCTCGGGCAACGCAGGCTCCTGCGGCCGCAGTTCCAGCCCCCAGAAGAACGTCCGGCCCCCTATCCCGCGCTTCACGTCGAACCCGCGGTCGCGCATCCACTGCCCGAACCGCTTCTGGGTGATCTTGGCCGAGGCCCACTTTTCGAAGGCTTCGCGCAGCTCGCTCGCCCCCACGTACAGCGGCGGCGCCGTGGTGCAGCAGTCGTCGAGGAAGCGGCCGAGGTCGTCTTGGGCCTGTTCCATCAGCCGCGTAGCCGAGAGGACCCCGGCCGGCGGCTCGAGGCCGTGCTCGAGGTACAGGCGGCAGCCCTCGACACACCACCGCAGGATGCCCGGGAGCTCGGCCGCCAGGGCCTCGGGCAGGCGGTCGTCGCGCTCGGGGTGCCCCTTGGGGAAGCTCTGCAGCCACGGGATTTTGAGCAGGCGGTTGAAGGTTTTGCTCCCCGCGGGAAGCTGCGGCTCGTAGTTGCCCGAGATCCACAGGGTGTGCGTGGGATCCCACTCTTCGTTGTCCACCCCGTGGGGCCGCCGCGCGCTGATGCGGTCGCCGCCGGTGAGGCCCTTGACGATCTCGTCGTTGAAGCGGCCGCCCTCTTTGGTCTCCTGCACCGTGACGAGCCGCGCGCCGCGCAGCGCCGCGATGTCGGCCCGCGGGGCGCCGGGGGTGCCGCCGTTCGGGTGTTCCAGGAGCGACGCGGTTTCGAGGTGTACGGCGTAGCTGCCGAAGATCTTCCGGATGGTTTCGGTAAACACGCTCTTGCCGTTGTCGCCCGAGGCACCGTGGAGGAAGAAGAGCACCTTTTCGACGTGGGTGCCGATCAGGGTGAGGCCCAGCGCCCGGTGGAGAAACGCGCGGGTGCTTTCGTCGGGGTGCCACTGCTCCAGGGCGCGCTGCCAACGCGGGCACTCGGCCTGCGCGTCCCAGGCCACGGCGGTGCCGCGGGTGATGAAGTCGGCCCGTTGCGGGGGGCGGGCCTCGCCCGTGCGCAGGTCCACGGTGAGGCTGCCGGTGCCGAACAGCCACGGGTCGGAGTCGAAGGCGTCGGGCGCGAGGGGGACCAGCGTGCCGAAGGCATCGATGCCGCCAGAGACTTCGTTTCGGCACTCGCTTTTCACGGCCCACGCCAAGAGCTCTTTTCGCCAGCCCGCGGACTCGGGCCTTTCGGCTTCGTTCACGATCTGCCTAGGCAGTTCGCCGTACGCCAGGCGCTTCAGGGCCTGCAGTTCGTCTACTTCCCACCGGGCGCCGTTCCAGCGGTACCACCCCCGAGGGCTGCGACTGTGGCAGTAAAGCCAGTCGTCGCCCCAGCGCTGTTTCATCCGCTGGGCGTTGCCCCAGTGGGTGGCCTGGGCCGAGCCCGGTTTTTCCGGCCCGCCCAGCGCCGCCGCCGCGCGGTCGGCCGTGAGCTGCTTCACCAGCCGCAGGCCGGCCCGCCGGGTGAGGTCGGCTTCGGCCAGGCCGTCGGTCAGCCGGCTGACAAAATCTGCCGGCACAGGGTCTGCCGCAAGCGCCGCGTACTTCGACACGACGTCGGGCGTGGGGTTCAGCCCCGCGGCCCGCACTTGCCCGATGGCCCAGTAGACGCTTCGCTGCCAGGCGTCGGCAAAGTCTTCGGCGTGCACCAGGTCGAGAAGCTCGAGACACTCGCCGGGGCTGTCAAGGTGCAGCCACAAGCCCAGGAGCTTGCGGCCCGCCACGTGGAGCGAGAGGCCTTTGCGGCTCACCGGGTTCTCCTCCACGGACGCTTTGGCGGACACTCTTCTTTGGGCGGCTCCCGGCGCAGCCGTATCACTTCGGCCTCGAAGGCCTCGGGACGGCCTCGTGTGTGGCTCCAGGCCCGAGAACACAGGTCGTTGTGCGGGCCCAGCGCCACGCGGCAGGCCGTGCGCACGGGCCCTTCGGGGTCTTCTTTGTCGGTGATCCCTCGGCGCTGCGGGCAGCCGAGCGCCCAGGTCGTAACCGATACCCAGCACGCGCGGGCCGGGTGCAGGCACCGCGCCGCGAGACCCGGGCCGAAGCCGAGGTACCCGCAGCCGCCACAGCCCCGGCCGTCGCCCTTGCGCTGGGTGGCGGCCAGGGCCTCGGCCTCGAGGTCGGGGTCTCTGTGGGGCCAGGTCACGGAAATTCGGTGCAGAAGGCGTCGACCAGGTCGGCCAGGGCCTCGAACTCGTCGAACGAGAGGCCCTCGGCCGCCACCTCTTGCAGCCGCACCCAGTCCACGCGGTCGACCGCCGCCTCGAGCCGCGTGAGCTTGGCGAAGTACGCGCTGCGCTCGGCCTGGAGCTGCCGGATGGCCTGCAGCACGCGCTGGAATTCGGGGGTTTCGGCGCAGGGCTGCTCTTCGCCGGTCATGGTTCCATACCCAGGTGCTTGCAGAGTTTCTGCCAGGTGCCCACGGGAGGGTTGGCGATCCCTTCGATCCAGCCGGTCACGGTGGAGACGGGCATGCCGAGCTTCCCCTTGACGACGGAGTGGATGCTCTTCTTTCGGCCGAGCTCTTTGCGGAGCCTACACCGCTGGTGCTCGGTCCACTTCTCACGGTGCGAGAACTGGTTTCGCTGCCCGATGCTCTCGCCCAGGTGGTGGTGGCGGTGCTCGCCGTAGCCACCCACCGCCATGCCGTGGGTGTAGATGTGCTGGCCCTCGAGGGTCTCGGGCTCGCGGCGGGTGACGTGGAGGTCGTCGTCGGGGGTGTCGGCGGGGGCAGCGTGCACCCAGTGTGAGATCATGCTCATCGCCCCCGCTCCCGGTCGAGCGGACCTTGCATGATATTGAGGAGCCGCTGGTGTTTCTGCCTCCAGTGGTCGGCTTTGCCTTCGAGGCTCGAGATCTTCTCAGAGGCCAAGAGCCCCATGAGCAGCACTCCGACCGTACCCCCAAGCGCCAGGCCGGCGCCGAACCAGCCCCAGCTCATGGCATCCCCCGTTCGATGATGCCGCACAGCAGGTAGGCCGTGGCCACGGCCGCGAGGCATGCCCCGAAGGTGAAGCCGTAGAGCCATCCGGTCCACCAGGGGCTGGACTCGCGCTGGTACCGTTCAATTCCGGTGGCCTGTGCTCGTGTCATGGCTTCTTCTCCTTTTTCAGTCGGGCACGCTCGGCACCCCTGGCCAGGATCGCCGCGATCCGAGCCAGCACGTCGTGCGCTGCCGTGCCCGCAGGTTGATAGGGGAGCTTCACCCTTCGCTCCGCTCGGCCGCCGCCACCGCTTCGAACAGCCGCCGGGCGCAGTCCAATCCGCGCGCAGCCACGTCCACGGCTTCGGTGAGGTCCTTACCCGGGCCCAGCACCCGGAAGCTCAGGTGGTTGTAGAGCTCGCGCAGCGCCAAGGCGTCGGCTTCCAGCCTTTCCCCGTTCATGCGGCCTCCTCCCCCGCCTCGCGGGGCTTGCAGTACCCCTTGGCCTCGCACTTGCGGCGCTGGCGGTCCGCTACCTCAGCGAGCACCTCGGCCGGCAACGCGCCCCGCAGAAACAGCACGTCGTACAAAAGTTGGATACCCACCTCCAGGTCGCGGATCTCGTCCAGCGTGGCCGTGATCGCCTCCACCGCCTCGGGCCGGTTCTGCCAGTCCAGGTAATCGAGCATCGTCCCCGCCGACTCCGCCGCCCGGTGCAGCTCCCCCGCCTCTTCCCGGATCTTCCACAGGATCGCCACCGGGTGCGTGGGCACGTTGTCCAACGTGGGGTAGCGCGCGGGCAGGAGTTCGTGGTTTACCGGGCACTCGGCGCAGTAGGCCTGGAGCAGCGACGGGGCGTTGATCAGGGGAGGAGAGTGAAGGGCAGTCGCAAACCTAACCGCTTCGACGGGAGTAACCTCTTCCTCTCCGAGTTCGATCCTGCTCAGGGACTGGGAACTGATTCCGACTTCAGTAGCCAACTCCCTCTGCGTCGATTTTTGCTCTTCTCGCCTGCGTCTGATCTCGTGACCGAACATTTGGCACCTCCTTTTCACTGCACGGTATTCCCGATATTCGGGAACGTCAAGATACAATTTCCCGCTTTTCGGGATCAAGGGAGCTTTTTACGCTCTGCATTCCCTGGCAGCCGCGGTAGGCGGGCAGCTCTCTCTTTGTTTGGGAATTGGTGCCGATTCAGAGAAACTTGCGCTATTCTTCCCGCATGATTCCCAAAAATCGGGTAGGCGCTCTCTGTAGGGAGCGGCGGCTTGAACAGGGTTTGACCCAGAGCCAGCTCGCCGAAAAGGTTGGGCTCGGCAAAAACGCTATATCCGCGCTGGAGCGGGGAGAACGCGGCGTCAAGGATGTCGAGTGGAACCAAATCCAGGAGGTCCTGGGGATCGTGGAAGAGGGGGTCGGAGGGGTCCGGGAGGGGGAGGGAGAGTTACTTGAGCACTACCGAGGGTTGAGAGACGAGGACCAGGCGGCAATTCGGACGCTGGTGGCCAGCCTGCCCAAGCCCAGACACGCCGGGGACAAGTGAGCCGAACCGCGACAATCCGCCTCAAACCTTGCATCCTTGCACCCGGAAACAACCCCATCCATAGCCAACCCCCGCGCCTGGCGTAACCGATCTGGAGGGACTCGGAGGGAGGACCCGCGCTTGTGAACGACTCGAAAGCCCCAATCCTTCAACGCCGGAAGTGCTCGTAATGAATCAGCAACCCTGTCCACGTTGAAGGATTGAAGCTTCACAAGCATTTTTAAGAAATAAGTCCCCATATAGGGCCGTTTAGGGGAAACGGCTTCAATCCTTCTCATCCTTCAAAACCTTCGAGCTCGATAGCCCCGCCCCTCCGCCCGACTTCGCCGCCCTGGCCGGGGTGGCCGCCGCCTGGGAGGATCTCACCAGGGAGGAACAGCGCGAGCTCCTCGGGCTCGCCTTCGAGCGCGTCGCCGCGTTCAACACCTTTGCCTGGCTCACCTACCGCTTCCCCTGCCGCGAGACAGGCGACACCACCGCCCGCATCCATCTGCCACCCGCGCAGAGAGGCGCCCGCTGGAAGCAGAAAAGCCCCGCAGAGTGAGGCTCCACGGGGCTTTTCTGCTGGTTATCTGGATGCCCGTTCGCTCTGCCGATTGAGCTATCGGGGATAATTAGTTGAGCCGCCGTTTGGCGAACTGGCGCGGCTATCTGTCGAGAGTCGGCTACAGGAGGGCTCCGCGAACCCGCTTGGGAGCGCTGTAGCGGGGGCGGAGTATCCCGATACACCTTCCTCGGGTCAAGCCAAAAAGTCCCCGTGCGGCAGGAGGGTACCGCACGGGGCAGGGAGGAGGCTTGATCTCAGGGTTGGGGCGGCGGACCGGCCAGGGCGTTCCGTACGCCAAACGTGGTGAGCACGATGCCCAGGCCCTGGGCTCCGGCCATCAGGGCTTCGGTCCAGTCGCCCGTCTGCAGGCCCTTGGCAATGCCAGGGAGACTCAGGCTCAGGCCCAACAGCAGGCCGCCGACCTTGCTTTTGCTCTGGTACCACATCGTCGTCTCTCCTCTCGTTACGCCAGGCGCCGCACGCCCAGCACGTTCGCTGCAGGGAACTCCTGGATCGTCACCGCGTCGCCCTGGTTGCCTCCGAGGAGCAACAGCACCCCCGAGCCACGCCCGCTATAGAGGCCGACGTGGCCAGGGGCGTCAATCACATCTGGGCCGGGTTGCTCTCCCTCTCCCCGGCTCAGTACCACAACGTCGAAACCCTGCTCCGCCTCGCCGAGCGGCACCGGGGAACCTATCCTGAGCCAGCTGCGTGCTCGAAGGTCGTGGCTTCTGGATACAGCCAGGCACTTGGCTAGATAGTTCACCCAGGCCGAGCACCAAGGTATGGAATCGTCGGTCGGCCAGCTCGTGTCGAGACGCAGCCACGAGAGGATGCTCTCGTTCGCCGCCGAGCCTCTCACCTCTTTGGTGCCGACCCACTGCAGCCCCAAGTGATACATACTGTAAGGAATCGTCCTCATAGGTCCTCCTGCCGCTTGTGCCCGCGCGGTTCGTTGTCGCCGTACCGGCAGTGTTGCCCGAGCATGCGCTCGTGATCGCGCTCAAGGACGCTCAGTCGCACCACCATTCCCTTCTCGCCCACGAGGAGCTCGGTCAGCTTATCCAGCTGCCCCACCTGACGGCGCCAGAGGTACACTCCCGCGCCCTGCAGCCCCGCCACGGCGAAGCCCAGGGCGTAGAGGAGCATGTCGGCGTGCTCGGCAATCGTCGGTTGGGCCATCGGATTGCTCCTGTCACACGATCCAGTCGGTAACGCGGCTCGTCACAGGCGCCGCCGGCGTGGCCGAAGCCTCGTTCGACAGCGGCCCCTCGCCGCCGCCGTTCGCCCCGGCCACGCGGTAGTAGTACGGCACGCCGTTCGTTCGCCCGGTGTGGTCATAGGGGGACGACACGCCCGCAATCTTCGTGCTCCCCGTCGTGATTCCCGGCGCTGTGCCCCAGTACAGGTTGTACGAGGTCGCCAACGCTACATCCGACCACGAGAGCTGCACGAACCCGTTGCCGGGCGAAGCCGCCAGGGTAGCCGCCTCGGTCGGCGCGGATTCCGCATGATGCGCCCCGCCCCCGAGCGGACGTCGTACGCCAAGAGGCGCCGACTGAAGCACTTACTCCTCCCACGCGACCGTTGCGATGGATACCCAGCCGTCCGCTCTCCGCCACCTCCACGGCAAAGTCAGGCGGCAGGATCTCGAAGTACCCTCCCTGCGGATGGATGTAGCCCGAATGGAGCACGTCACCGGCAGTCGGCTCGGCTGTCGCGGTGTGCTGGGCCGTGGCGCGCACGGTTGATCCGGCCGGGTTGGATGCCACGGGAGTCAGGGCGCTCATCGTCCCCGCTGTGCTTTGCCGCAACACGCGGAACTTGATCGGTGTTGCCCCGGCGAGAATGCCCTCGAAACTGATGGAGCATCTGCGTATGAGCAGCCTGCTCGTCGAGGGCGCGACCACCTGAACAAGGGTTTTTGCCGAGGTTCCGGTCGCGATGGGCGCAGTGACCGCCGCACACTTGACGTTCATACGTACCTCCAGGGCGCCGGGTAGCCGGCAGTCACGGGTTGAGAGAGTCGAACGGTCGGGAACGATACGCCACCTGTGCGCGAAAGAGGCGGAGGACCAAAGGTGCTGAGTTGCCGGTAAGGAGTGTGGACAATCTCAGTAAGCTCATCACCGTTATTCAGAACCACGCCTCTTGAATAAAACTCAAGTGAGATGACATCTATGTACGGGCCGGCATAGACGCCAGCATTCATCCGGGCGCCCATCCCAAGTGTCAACGTGCCCACGTTTTGAATTGTCGATGTTTTGGTTATGGTGCCGTCTGATTTGAGTTGAAAGAGACTGAACCCATTACTACTGTCCATGACAGCGACATACTCGTCCCCCACCGTCTGAGTGATGGATACGTCGACAGTGGCCGCGTAGGTACTCTGATTGTAACGTGCCCAAAGAAGTTTTGTGCCACTCGAGGCGAATTCACACTGAAACCCGTCATCAGCAGCTCCATTTGTCCACAACAGTCCTGCCAGCGGAAGCGCTGCTGTGCAAGTGGCCTGTAGCCGAAATCGAAGCACCCAAAGATGAGCGGGATAGGTCCCAGTCATCCAGTGAATCCCATCCAGATACATATAGTTGTACGGGCTCGTGGACGGGGCAAAGCCAATTGCTCGAGTATTACGACCGAGCCCAGCCTGTTGCCCCCCTCCAACATTGTGCAAGAAGTAGCTGGCGTAGTAGCCGTAGATCCAAACATTTCCGACCTCTTGCGTTCCCGGTGGCCCCAGGGGGGTGTCTAATGCCGGGGTCGGTCCACGGAACGAATGCAAGCCAAGCAATGGCTCAAGCCCGGTATATCGGTAGCGCACCCTCCTCCTGATTGGCGTGTTGATGTTGTCAACACCGCGAGGAGTCATTACTGCGCCTCCTCCAGGAACGGCATCACCGAAAGGTTAATAGTCATGTTGTAGCCCACGGGCTGCAATGAGAACTTGCAATACTTCGGGATGTCGTACAGGAAGAGGTCGTAATACTTGTTGTTGCTTGTCGTGATCCCGGTGAACACTCCGATCGGCCGACCATCAGAGAAATTCGAGTTGTCCTGGCTCTCGTGCATGAAGAGGATGCAGACCGTCGCGGTGCTTGGCGCAGTGGTTGGCTTCAGCTCGCAGTGCAGCCCCGTGGCCCCGTTCCCGTTGGTATTGCCCTGGCTGTTGTCGAGTACCGTTGACTGTGCAGCGCTCTGCGTGTTGGCGGTCAGCGATAGCGCGGTCGCAACAGCGATGGCGTTTCGATACTTCCTTTGGATCTCGGAAGCGGCCATGGGCGCTAACCTGCGAACGCGTCGACGAGGGAGTTCACGACAAACTCCACGTCGTTCGCCACGATCGACGGAGCGGCCGTGGAGATGGTGGCGTTCGTCGCGCAGGCGAGCGCCAGCTCATCGATCTTTCCGCTGCCGGCCAGCACCGCCTTCGCCCACACGAGGCGGTCGACGTGGTTGTCCACCGTGTCGGCCTCCCCCATCACCGCCACAGCCGCCTTGACGGCGAAGTACCTCACCGTGTCTCGAAACTCGCCCCCCAGGGCCCAGCCTACCAGTTGCGTCGGTGTCATCGTGCCTCCGTCAGTTGAAGTGAAGGACGGCGCGCGTCAGCACGCCGTTGCCGCTGCCGCTGTCGACCCAGTGCCCGCACTCGCGCCAGTGCTGAGTGGCGCTGGGGATGCTGCTCGCCTGCTGAACCCTTCCGGCCGTCGTGGTGCTGGCGGAAATCACGTAACGCCTGGTGGCTGTCACAGCAGCCTCGGGAAGCACGGCCGCCAGCCCAGATACGACTACCCACACCGGCTGTCCCGAGGTCGCGTCGGCGAAGACCACGCCGATGGGCATGTCGATGGGGTCCCCCGAGGTCGGGCACTTGACCACGTTGCCCGACGTGCTGTCGCTCACCACCACCAGCTCGCCCTCGTAGAGCGTCTCTCCGGCCGTCAAGAGCACCGCCAGGCCCCCGATGCTCGTGATGCGCGCCTTCTTTCCCTCGAAGTCCACCTTGTCGCCCTTGGCCACCACGCCGACGCCGCCGCTCGCGTTCTGGGCGTCGAACTGCCCGGCGTTGCCGAGGGAGCCCGAGGCGTAGCCGTACACGCCGATGCCGGCGGTGCCCGTCTCCTGGCCCCAGAGCCCCACGCCGGTGGTTGTGAGCCCGAACACCGCCACCTCGCCCGGCTTCGAGTTGAAGTACGCCGTGATGAAGTCGCCGCCGCTCGACATGAGCCCGATGTTGCCGAGCTCGGCCCAGGTGTCGGGGTTCGCGTCGGTGTCCCACAGGTACCAGTGCGTCTGCCCATCGATCTCGAAGTTCGTGCTGTTGATCTTCGGGTACCTCTTCGTGAGCCCGGCCGTCTTGAGTTTCATCCCGTTGGCCACGGCATAGTTGCCGTCCGAGTTCCACACCGGGCCGCCCACGGCCAGGTTGAAGCCGCCGGAGCCGCCCCAGAACTGGGCGGAGTTCTTCCCAATGGCGAAGCCCACGCCTGCGCTCGTCCCGTCGTCCGAGGGCTCGGCGAAGTCGTAGGAGAACAGCCCGCTCGCCGCCGTGGCATCGCTGGGGATGATGATCCCCTCGATGATCCGGTCCTGCGTGATCGTCACGGTCTTGGCGGCGCTCCACGAGCTCGGCCCGAACTGGTCGACCTCGCAGTAGCTGAAGTCGAAGCTCCTCGAGGAGGTGGTGAAGAGGCTCGCCGGGAGCTCGAAGGTCACCGTCTCCAGCGCCGTCTCGGCCGTCACCACGCTGGCCGGCGTCACCCCGGTGCTCGCCTCGCCGAGGTTCACGCAGACCCAGTACCCGGTCGTCGGATTTTTCCACCGAAAGCCGAAGCCCACGTGCCCGAGGGTGCGCGTGTGACTCGACGACACACTCAAGGTCACCACGCGGTAGGCGGCCGACACGCTCAGGTACGAGGCGGTGGGCGTGGTGGGCACGGGCAGCGTGACGGCGATGCTCGCGGCTCCGCTCTTGTTTCCCGAGCGGTCAACGGCCCTCACCTTGAAGGTGAAGCTCCGGGCGCTCGGGTTGAAGACCTCGGCCTGGTTCTTCGCCACGCGCCACAGGGTGGCGAAGTCGTCGACGGTGCACTCCCAATAGGCGAAATCGCTTTCGGTGGCCGTGGCCCACTTGAGCACGGCCCGGCTGTCGAAGGCCACGGTGAGGCCCGAGGGGATCGCCGGGGCCACGGTGTCGCCGGTCAGGGTGACGCTCGCACTCGCAGCCGCCTCGAAGGAGCCGCGCACGTTGCCCACGCTGTGCGGGATCACCCGCACGGAGTACGTCGTGCTCGCCTCCGTGATCTTCCAGCGGTAGGGGAGCGAGGCCTGCTGGTACGTCAGGAACCCCCACTCCGTGTTGTCCACGCTGCCGTAAACCGAATAGCCCGCGATCCCGCTGGGGTCCGGGTGCGTCCACTCCACCTGCGCCTCGGGGTTCCAGGCGCCGTCGTCGGTCAAGTCGCCCAGGTACGTGAGGGTCACCGTCGAGCAGGGCTCGGGCAGACGAAACGGGTTCGAGAAGCTGCTCGTGACGGCGACGGGGCGCGAGAGCGCGTCGGTGTCGGAGTACACCGTGGCGTCGTACTCGCGCAGTTGGTAGGTGCGCGTGTCGTTCTCGCCGTCGCTGAGGCTGCCCACCAGGAAAAGCTTGCCGCTGCCCGAGAGCACCGGGGCGTCTACGTTGGCCAGGTTGTAGCCCCACCCGGTCACCGGGTGCTTCACTTCCACCACGTCGCCGGGCTCCAGGGCGATGGACGCGAGCGTCGTCGAGAAGCTGCAGCGCCACGCGCGTTGCGCGGTATTGAGCACGTAGGCGGCGAGCCGCCCCGCCTGCCCGGGGTTCAGGCAGCCGAGCCACTCGCGCTCGTCGGTGCGGCCGCCGGTGGTGCCGACCACCCGGCCCCGCTTCTCGAACCCTTGGTCGGGGTCGATGTAGCGGGCGATGAGGGCGTCGGGCATGTCGTTGCCCGCCTCCTGCCAGGCGGCGAAGGTGCCGGCGATCATCACGTCTTGGTCCAGCGTCTTCGAGGTGGCCTTGGCGAGGTCTACGTCTACCTTCACCAGGCCGGCGTCCACCCAATAAGTGCCTTGGCAGTGGCTGAGGATCTTGCGGAGTTGCTCGTCGGCGCCCGAACGGGTATCGAGGATCATGTCGAACCGGAACCGCGGCTCCACGATGCTGAACGCCCGGCCGCTCATGGCGTTGGTGAAGGCGGGGGTGACGAGCGCGACTCCGGTGGGCGGGCTGTACCGGTAGATGCGCCGCACCTCGCCGGTGCCGGTGTCTTTCAGGTGGTAGCCGGAGTAGTCGTTGCCGTCCGTCAGGCCGGTGGTCACGCTGGTGGTCGTACCCGCGCTCGCGGTGCCCGTGGCCAGGGTGGACACGGCCACGTCGCAGGCGGCGGCGGCCGCCTTGAAGCTCACGTCGTCAAGCTGCCCCTCGGCCAGGCCCAGGCCGTAGCGCGAGCTCGTCAGCAAATCGCGGAAGCACCAGACTGGGTTGTTGGTCCACTCGTTCACCCAGGCGCTGCCGTTCCAGAGCTTCACGTCGTTGCGGCCCGCTACCGTAGCCGTCAGCGTCGGGTTGCCCGAGATCGTCTGGCTTGCCGGAATCGTCGCCGCCAGGTACGCGGTGTAGCGCAGGGCCTGGGCCCCGGCCTGCTCCAGCACTTCCACGGAATCGAGCTTGAGCCAGGCGTAGTTGATGGGGTCGCTGCCTCCCGAGTCCCATGCGTCGAAGGTGAGCCGCAGCTGGTGGGTGCCCGTCGCAAAGGTCTCGGCCGTGAAGTCCACCACCGCGGCGGTGCCCGGGCTCTCGACGCCCAGGTTCGGGTTCAAGTCCACCTGCCCCACGGTGATCTGATCTTGCACCTCGTACTCGGGGCCCCGCTGGAAGAGCGGCACCGAGACCGTGGCCGTGGTGGCCGGGGCGCCGAGCCGGACCGGGAAGTAGGTTTCCACCGCGCCGAGCTCGTTTTTGGGGATGTGGAGGAAGTAGGTCTTCGCGGCCCGCCAGTCGGCGTCGCCGCTCTTCTTGATCTCGCAAAGAAACGACACCGTGCTCGCGTCCTGCACGTTGTCCTGAATCGAGCGCGCCGCCGACACGTTCACGAGCACCGTGGCGCCGTCTTCCAGCACGTCGAACGAATAGGTGGCGCTGGGCTTGGGGCTGGGGGTGGCGCCGTTGAGGGTGTAGTCCCACACCGTGAGACCCACGGTCTGGAGGCGGCGCTGCGTGACGAAGCGCGGGTCGGCGTTCTGGCTGGCGGTGCCCGTGTAGGCGGTGTACGCGACGCCCTGGGTCACCAGGTCGTCGAGGAGCACGTCGTTCGCCTTCGCGTCGTACACACCCTGCACCGGCCCCTCGGAGAGCCCGATCAGGAAGTCGTTCACTCGCTTCGAGCCGCCCTGGTACAGCACGGCGCCGCCCACCCGCGCCAGGCCGTACACGAGCGGCACCGGGTGCTCTTGGGCGTACACGTTGCGGGGGGTGCCGTAGCTGTAAGCGGCCGAGGCGTCGGCCTTGGGCGCGTCGGGCACCTGTGTAAAGTCGTCCCAGTGCCCCGCGCCGTAGCCGATGCCGGCGCCGAGGGTCGCGCCGTAGAAGGCGCCCCAGGGGTTGCCGCCGGTGGCGAAGAAGCCGGCGATGCCCCCACCCACGGCCCCGAGCACCGGGTAGAGGATGTCGTCGCGAAAGCTCGACCAGCTGGCCATCTAGTACCGCCTCGGGAGCACGAACAGGTAGCCGCCGAACCGCGAGAAGTTGCTCTTCGCCTTGCAGGCGTCGTCGGTGTAATCGCACGTGGCGTCGCCGCCGGCATAGGCGCACTCGCTGCCCTTGAACACCCACGGGCACACGCGGTCGTACGTGCGCCGCGGGAGCTCGCGCTTGAACACTTCGGCCAGGCCCGACAGCGTGAACTCGCAGGAGTCTTCGGTGAGGCGGTAGGCCTCGATCACCAGGCCCGAGGCCAACGTCTGGGCCACGGCCAGGTTGTCGAGAAAGGTGCGGCGCAGCGTGACGAGCAAGCCCCGCGGGTCTGCCGCGGCACACAGGGCCGAGAGGGCCAGGTCTTGATTCGCCAGGGTGAGGCTGGCGCGCTGGGGGCTGCCGTCGGCGTTCACGCTGACGGCGCCCACGCTGAAGGGCCGGCCGGCGTAGGCGTTCCCGCCGTAGGTGACGGCCGCGTCGCTCTGGGCCCAGCGCACGGTGGTCCCGCCCCAGCCGGCCACTTCGGCCAGGAGCACGGGGCCGGAGGCGGCGGCCGTTGCCTGGGTGGTGAGCCCGGCGGCGAGGGTTTTCATGCCGTGGCGACGAGGTCGATCTGGAACTCCCAGAGACCCGGCTGGGTGCGGGTGCGCGAGAGCTCGTCCGAGGCGAAGCGGCAGGTGTACGTGACGTTGTCGTCGGGGTTCAACCAGGTCCAGCTCGTGCGGGAGCCCTTCTTGGTGTTGAAGAAGGAGACCACCGCCGCCGCCTCGGAGCTGCTGGCATGGGCCGAGGTGAACCGGATACGGTAGCGCGAGGTCTGCCACTTCTGCCGGCGGATGCCGAGGCCTCCGGCGTCGGTGTCGCTCACCAGCGTGCGCCACTCCGGCGCCACACTCACCCCCCACTGGGGCCGGAAGATCCCGTCGGCGTCGGCGGCCATGCTAGCGCCCTCCCCGGAAGAGTCTCGGGTCTTCGCGCTTGGCCTCGCGAAGCGCCTGCACCGCCGCGGACCGGGCCACGGTGTGGATGACGGGCAGCAGTCGCTCGTCCACCGAACCCTGCACCGGCACGTTGACGACAATCGACACATTGCCCGCGGAGCGCCCGAGCGGGATCACGGCCTCGGGGCCGCGCTCGCCAATCAGCGCCACGGTCGGCCGGGTGACGATGCCCCCCTCTGCCAGCGCA